TAATCAACTGCTTAACAAGTGATGAGGATTTTAGACAAGAATTGTGGGTTCACTATTTGAATGGCAACGCAGAACATACTTTTGCCTCACACCTCCAAAAATTAAACGCAGAATATACAGAAGATGAGAGTCTTCGCCACAATATTTGGCTCCTTATAAAAAACCCACCTTCAGAGAAACTCACTAATATACTAGCCGACTTCAGCGACTTCGAAAAGAGCATCATATGTTTAATCATGTTAGGTCAAAATATAGATCAAATTTCAGCACATAAAGGTATTAATGAGGTGCGTATCAGGCAAGCGATAGCCACCATACGGTATAATCCTTTATGGGAGAAATACTACTATGGCACTGAAGAAGAAGTTCACTGAAGATGAAAAATATGGTCTCACTGGTGAGGAATATAAAGCGGCACTTAAGCACTTAAGGCAACATAAAACAGCTGGTGCTTTAGACGACATAAACGCAGCAAAACTATTTGAACTATTTATACTTGGTGACACTCTAGCTAAACTAGCCCAAGCATTCCCACAGTTTTCTTTTGGGCAAATAGCCCTCACTGCCGCTTTAAGGTTCTGGTATAAAGAGCGCGATAGGTTGTCACATACATTACAAGATAGGGTTCGAGCTAAAGTGGTTAAGTCAGTGCTAGACCAGGTCGATTTCTTAACAGCTATGATGGCTGTAGCAAACACAGAGCACCTAGAAGCTATGATGCGCTATATTCAAGACCCATTAAACAATCCTAAACCTGCTATGCGTGTTTCAAGTATAAAAGATTACAAAGACATTTCAGAAGCTCTATATAAGATAGTTGCTGGAGCTACCGGTACAGGTACAGGTAAAACAGCCATTAAGTCACCCATGTTTGACGCCCTAACAGCCCCTCAATTAAAACTTAAAAAAGAAGAAGAGGAAGAGCAAGGCGGAGAATTTGATATCACAGCATTAGCTGCAGATGCTCCTTCTACATCTGGTAAAGAATAATGGCGAAGAAAATTAAACCAAAAATCACTATAGAGCAAGAGAGGTCACTTTTATTAAAACCTTGTAGAACTAGAGATGAACTCAAGGCATGGATAAAATATTTTTTATCACTTGAACTGCCAGACGTCACTGTATCTCGCTATTCAGACACAAACCCGCTTGATGTCATTTGGGAAGTTTATAACATTTGCGTTAATAAGAGTAACCCAATGAACATTAAAGAGTTACTGTTCGTTGCGGGTCGCGGAAGCGGAAAAACTTTGGGTATGGCTATTGCGGAACTTATGGTTTTACTTCACGATAAACGTGAGGTTGTACATGTTGGTGCTATTCAAAATCAAGCTGAGCGCTGCTATGCCTACCAGAAGAACTTTCTCTACAATAGAAAACTTAAACCATTAGTTACTCCTTCAGATATTCCAGAAGACAAACGCATCCTTGAGAAAGCTAATATGTCTAAGTCTCTTTTTAATATTGGCGGTGAAAAGTTAACATTAGAAGTTATCCCGTGTACATTAAAGGCCTGTAACGGCCCACATGTACCCCTAGTAGTCGTGGATGAAATTGATACAGTCTCTGGTGAGGGTGTAAAAGCCTTTAAAGAGATCTCAGGGATGCTTGACTCTAGAAACGGAAAGCAAGCTCTCAGAGTTGGCATCTCAACTCGTAAAACCCGCTATGGCTTAATGAACCGTCAGATTGAGAATGCTGAAGTTGAAAATCGCACTGTACGTCGCTGGACAGCATTTGAGTTTATGGAGCGCTGCGACGACAGTAGATCTGGCACCGAGAAGGTTAAGTTATGGGTTAATCAAGACAAGATGGAAACCTTAACAGAGAGTGAATTTAATCAAAAAGATAGGATTAAGCAGAAAGAATATACACAATATGAAGGGTTTAAAGGGTGTGTAAAATGCCCTATTTTCTCTATTTGTCTCACCGACGCCAAGAAGCAAACTTCTACATCGCCAATGCTGAAGAACTTAGATGTTGACTTAATTCAAAAAGTTAAAGCAGAAGGCGCTGATTGGGCACTCGCTCAACTTATGAACTTAAAACCCTCTGTTGAGGGGATTATTTTTAGAGAATTTGATGAGAAAGTTCACGTAAGATCTTGGGATCAAATGTGGCTCACTTTAGTGGGTAAAGAGTTTCCAGGTGAATGCACTCATGATATGTTTGTAAAGAAGTGCCATGAGATGGCCATACCGTGCTATGCTGGCATTGACTGGGGATACTCATCTCCGAATACGGTGGTTATCTTCTTCGTTGATAAAAGAGACACGATTTATGTAGTCCGCTGTGATGGTATGACCCATATAAGCACTCCAACTTGGATTAACCATATCAAGACCAAATATCATAGCGTATATAGAATCCAACTGTATGCTCCAGATGCCGCTGATCAAGGTTCAATTCAGGAGATGATGAAGGCTGGTTTACCAGTAACTGGAGACAAAGATAAGGGCCAGATTATGACCGGTATTCAAGTTATCAAGAAATTCCTAAAGATTCCAGGCACTACTGAGCCAAAACTATTCCTAGCAAAAGAAACATGTCAGCATCTGGTAAATGAGTTTACGATGTATCACTATAAACTTGATGCTGCTGGACTTATCACTGATCAGCCAGAGGGCGAGTTCGATCATTGGGTCGATGCCTTGAGATATCCAATGACTATGCTATTCGGCAAATCTGGCATTGTTTTAGGTGGTGGGTTAGATTTCGATCAATCTGAAGGAGTTGCTGACCTTCATGGCAACTTCAATAGAACCCCAACCCCTACAGAGTTTGCGGAAGCTAAAGGTATAAAGTTCAATTCAGCACCTGAAGATGCATCGAAATTGGGCAAAATAGGCACTAAGAAAGAGCTTGATGACGATGATGGTGGAGAAACAAGCGGTGGTGGTAACTTTTTGTGGTCAATCTGAACATCCTATAAGGTATAATCAGAAGATGGGTAGACCAGAAGTAAAACCAGATAGAATTCATAGTTTTATAGACTATGACGATACCATTATAAAATATGGTAGACGTTTCTATAAGGCTTCGTGTAAAGAATGTGGTTCTGATAGGGGCTATAAAAGACCTAACAAGTTTGATGCTGTATGTGATGGATGCCAAACTAAATTAATGAGATTAGGTGTTACAGAAGAATCTAGAAAAAAGCAATCAGAATCAATGATTGGAACGGTACCGTGGAATAAAGGTAAATCTGGATATCTTACGCGCGAGTCAAGACAAAAAATATCTGACAGTCAAATAAAGTATGATTGTGAAGGCCATCGTAAACTTCGTAAAACAATGTCATCTTTGATTAACCAAAAATTTAAACGACGCTTAATAAGCAATGGAAAATGTAAATTATCTATGCCTGAATATTTGCCTTATAGCTTTCAAGATCTAGTTGTGTATATAGAATCTAAATTTAAACCAGGAATGACTTGGGAAAATCACGGAGAATGGCATTTAGATCATAAAATACCAGATAGTTGGTTCATCTACTCATCAGTAGAAGATCAAGGATTTAAGGATAGTTGGGCTTTGAGCAACCTTCAGCCACTATGGGCTATCGATAACCTTAAAAAGCATAACAGGAGAAGTTCGTAATGGCATTCTGGGATGATTGGTTAAAAAAATCTATTCAAACTGAAATAAATGATCTTCTAAAGCAAGACGGGGTAGGCACTAGCGTTGCTGAGGGCGACAATGCCCCCAATGCTCCAAAATTGAACCAGGGCAACTATTCCGCCGATCAATTACCCGATCAACCTGAAGATAATCATGATGCTTCGAAGCAGATCGGAAGAAAATCTATAACTGAGGACCCCTACTTCGAAAACATGACCCACCAAGTTAATACTAGACATAAGATGTCTAGACTCACTAACAGAACCTTAAAAGAGGTCTCTGTACGTGATTGGTTGGTCTCCTCTATTATCCAATGCCGCCTAGATACAATTCTTCGCTTCTCTAGACCAGAACATCGCCGTCACGAGATGGGCTTTCGTGTTATCAAGCGCAAGCATGACGAAGAGTATACAAAAGAAGAACTTGATGAGATTGCCGCCATCGAAGACTTTATCTATCACTGTGGTAGAAAAGAAGGTACCCCAGCTGACGACATCATGTTATTTGGTGAGTTTCTTAAGAAGATAGTGAGGGATGCTCTAACTTTTGGCCACATCTCTATTGAGAAAGTCAAAACTAGAGCTGGCGGTTTACATCGTCTACGTCCAATTCCAGCTGAATCTGTCTTCTTAATCAATAAGAAGATGACCCGTAATCAGATCGAAGCTGAAAATAAGATGGCTCAACAACTCAATAAGCCTGCTAGCGATAATGACCCTAGACAAGATAAAGTGACAACTGAAGTAGAAATTGACTACTTCAAATATGTTCAGATGGGGTATGACAATAGGCCATTGAGTTACTTCGGTGACGAGGATATGATCTGGAAATTATTCAATCCTCAAAACTTCGCTGACAGCAATGGGTATTGCTATTCTCAACTTGAACTCGCGATTATCACAATTACTAATCATTTGAATGTAGAAAACTACAATTCAAACTTTTTCACTAACGGATATGCTGCTCGTGGCGTACTGCATCTTAAGGGTACAGTAACTCAACCACAGCTTATTAACTTCCGTCGCCAGTTCTACAACAGTATTTCTGGCACCCAGAATGCTTGGAGAACTCCAATCGTTGCCGGCCTTGAAGAAGTTCAATGGGTCCCAATGTCTGCCTCTGCTAAAGAGATGGAGTATATTAACTTTAATAACCACCTTATGCGAGTGTTATGTACACAGTTCCAAATCGATCCTATAGAACTTGGACTAGACTATCTAGTTAGCTCTAATGGTAGGGCACCATCTCAGCAATCTAGCAATGAATATAAGATAAACTACTCTCGTGAGCGCGGTTTGATCCCAATACTGATGTTCGTAGAGGACTTTATCAACTCAGATGTAGTTCCTGCTATCGATAAAGCTTTTGGCGATAAATATAAGTTTGTATTCACAGGATATACAGACGAGACTCCTCAGACTGAGATAGCTCAGATGCAAGCCGAGATGACTGTATGGAAAAGCATGAATGACCTGTTGGTTCAGGCTCAAAAGAGTAAGATCAAAGAAGTTGTAGCTGATTTACCAATGAACCAAGCTTTCTGGGCAATGTGCGAAAAGCACATGACTAAGGGCGAAATTAGAGAGAAATTTTTCGGCGATAAAGGCGCTAGTAAACGAAAAGAACTCCAATATTTCCCTGGGGACCCCGCATTCTTATCGTGGACTCAAACACTTATGGCCATTCAGCAGTCTAAAGACCAAAAAGAGCAACAAGCAGCAGAACAGCAAGCAGCAGCTCAGCAACAGCAAGCTGCTTCACAGCAGGCAGAGCAGCAAAATAGGCATGCTGAAGCTAAACATGGGCGTGAAGAAGAGAAGCATAAGATGGATATGGAACAAATGAAAGCCCAAGCAGCAACTTCAGCCGTTCACCACGGTAATCCTAATAAAGATATAGCTAAACAATTTGGTGCTTCAAAAGCTGCACATGTAGGCGGAGTAACTGTCAAGAACCCATTAAATCACGAAGAATAGTATAATCCCTTCTTTATGGAAAGAACAGAATTTAAAACAAAAGATGGCAGATATTTATATAAGGTATCTTGCCCAAAATGCGGTACAAATAGAGGTCTTCAACCTAAGAAGACTGCAAACACGCTATGCCGATCATGTTCAGCTATCGAATATAGGATTCGTATTCCACAAAATAGAACTGCTGAATCATATTTACCAAATGACAAGTTAAAGTTACAGCATCCCAACGTCATATTTGATGATGTAAGGCAATTTTCGTGTGGTGTTAATAAATACAGAACGAACTGTATTGAGTGCGGTAAAGATAGAGGATATCAAGCATTAAATTATTCTAAAAAGGTATGTAGAGCATGTTATCTTATAACTAATGCTAGCAAAATCCCTGCAGCTCATAAAAGAATTAAATCAAGCATGAGGTCTAATTTATATCATCGCCTAAGTGATAGAGATATAATTAAAACTAGTGGCACTTTTAAAATTCTTGGTTATTCTGTTGAAGCACTTGTTATTCGCCTAGAATCCCTATTTACTCCTGGTATGACTTGGGATAACTATGGCGAATGGCATATTGACCATAAAGTTCCAGACTCCTGGTTCACTTACTCCTCTGTAGAAGATCAAGGGTTTAAAGATAGTTGGGCATTGAGCAATTTACAGCCCCTCTGGGCCAAAGATAACCTTAAGAAATCAAATAAATATAGTAATTAAAATTTCTTCGTATAATCCCCTCAACAAGGGGATTTATGGCACTAATTATCCTAGAGGGAATCGACCGTAGCGGTAAGTCGTCTGTGGCTAAGTATTTTCAATCTAAAGGTTATGAATACATTCACATGTCTGCCCCTAAAGATATAACGGCTGACGCTTACATGGGGCAAATGGTAGATCTACTTTCTTCTGCCGCCTCTAAAAATATAGTTATGGATCGGTCACATATGGGCGAACTTATTTTTCCCTACATCTACTCTCGAACTCCACTCTTAAATGAAGAGGACATCTCTATCCTCAGAGAGATTGAAGACCAAGTTGGCGTCAAACGCATCCTCATGCACGACCCTCAAGTTGAAGCTCACTGGAAAAGGTGTGTAGACAATAATGAACCTTTAACGAAACCTCAATTTATCAAGGCTAGAAGTTTGTATTCGCAGATGGCAACTAAGTATGGTTTTGAACTAGTCACACTTCCTGCCTTCTTTAAGGAGTTTCCAGATGCCAAAGAAATCATTGGGATTGATGAGCAAATCACAATGCCTGTCGATAATAACACTGATAATATTCCTACGGAAACTGGACCTAGAGTCAACGCTAGTGGGTTCACTATGGAACAGATTAAGTTACAACGGGCTAACGCTATCAACGAGCTCCTATCAAAGCGCATACTCAAACAAAAGAGCGACGCTTTTGATGCCTTAGAGAATGAACTAAGAGCTTTTCTTAACTCTAAGTTAGGGCAGTTGTTAGGTGGAGCAACACCAGAGCAAACTCTATCAAAAGAAGAAGTTACCTTCTATAAAACTATGTATCGCAATGCTATGAAAAAACAATAAAAGTTGATATAATTATTTAGTAAAATTAGATATATGAACAAGGAGAAATAATGAAAGCAGGATTCAGAAACCAAGGTGATTCAAGTAAGAAGGAATTATTAAAAAGTCTTCAAGTGGAGTCACAGAACAACACTATGGCTGTTCGCATGACTCAGATGATGCTTAAACGCATGCTAGAAGATAGCCAAAACATGGGTAAAGATTTAGGTGGCGTTTTAAGTCAGATGTCAGAGTTTCAATATAAGTTGAACGCTGTCATGGCCGCTCTAAACCTTGATCCTGCCAATATCGCTAGTTTAGCTAATGTTCAACGCTTAACAGATTTCAATAACGGAGCTAACAATGCTGACATTGCTGAGAACCTCTCTGTTGGTGATCTAGTAACAGAGGAGAGCACCGTTATCCTAACTTCTACAACAGATGATAAAGAGGGCGAAATCTTTCGCTCACGTATCAAGCTCGCTGACTCAGGCGTCCCTGCCTTGATGAAAGGTATGCTTGGTCAACCAGTTGGCACTATCGTAGATGTTGAGTTGAATAACAAGCTTCACCATGTAGAAGTGTTGGCTATTCGTAACCCACCTCCTGGATTAACAGTGGCTCCCGATGCTTCTCCAACACCTGTTGAAGCACAAGTGGCAAACTAAGGGGTTAAAATGGCAGCAAGTGATGATACTAAAATGGATAAACGTTGCCCACGGCAACTTCAAACATTGCCTGATAGTTGGTGTCACCTTGCTGTCCTTCGTTTAAAAGCTATTCGTAATGCTGGTAGAGAGTTGACAGAGGCAGAAGAGGCCTCATCACCTGGATGCCCATGGGCAGTGAACCATGGATTAGCTCACTATTGTTTTTTTACATACCTTTCCAAATATGCCTCAGAGAAGTCACTCTCTGATGTTGAGATAGCAGCATTATTGGATGTCTCTATGGACACTGTAAAGAAGACTGAAAAGATTGCCTTAAGCAAGATTCGTCAGGCGGAGGCATTCGCTGACCTTATAGAGTCCCACGATGGCGGGATAGTGTCAGATATGGGGAACGATAATTGAGGAGATTTATTATTTTTCGCCTTGAGTATCTAGTATAATGCTATTATGGCAATAGATTATGAAGATTATGTAATACACGTTAAAAAATCTGGACAAAAGCTTAAAAAGTTCAAGTGCTCATGTGATTCTTGTGGTAATAATCGAGGGTATTTGCCTAAGGCAAACGCTTTTACTGTTTGTCTTGTTTGTAAGCGCAAACAACCAGAATATATAGAAAAACATCAAAAAGCTATATTAGCTGTTCGTTCTACGGATGAATCTAGACAAAAAACTAAAGATCAGATTAAACGCCAACAGGCAGAAGGGTGGGTACCAACAATTGTTGGCATGCCAATGACTTTAGAGCGTAGAATAGCCCATAGTTGTGGCATTAGAAAGATATCAGTAGATAAATTTGATGGTTTTATGCGTGACAGCGTGGAATTTAAGATAGCACGAAATTTTAGAAAAGCTCTTAGAAAGTGTAAGCAATCAAAAGTGTCTATTAAGACAGACGATTTCTTATTGCAAAATCTTGGATATTTAGTAAAAGATCTTAAAAATCATCTAGAATCTAAATTTAAACCTGGAATGACTTGGGAAAACTATGGTTTATGGCACATTGACCATATTGTTCCATTAAAATATAAAAAAGAAGATGGAAACTACTATTGGTCCCAATCATCAATGAGAGACATACAGAGTATAGAGTTTAAGCAAGCCTGGTCACTAAATAACCTTCAACCGCTTTGGGCAAAAGATAATATCAAAAAGGGTAACTATTTTATAGGATAGAATGTATTATGAGCAAAAATAAGGCCTTAGAAATTGATGGAATTTTTGGCAGCCAGGGGAGAGATACTCAAGGCGAGACTCTAAGCGTCGAAGGTGCCGATATAAGTGAACTTGAAGCTGGTAGAGGCCGCTTCAACGATAACCATTCGAAGGGATTTGGAAATACATTAGGTCGCATTACTTTTGCGAAAAAGATATTTAAAGAAGAAGATTGTGAAGACGATAGGCAACGCTATTATTGGAATAAAATAAAAACTCCCTATATTTATGGCCGTGGAATATTATTCGATGATGAAGATCATTATAATGCTAAAGCATGTGCGGCCATACTGCGCAATATACATAAGACTGACTGTCCCTTACAATTAAAACTTTCTGTAGAAGGTGGCGTTATAGCTCGTGGTATTGCTGACCCATCTTTTCTTGCTCGTACTAAAATAGTGGCTTGCGCAATTACTTTTTCTCCAGCCAATAACGCCACCCTAGTTGAACCACTAAACCTTGATAAGTCTGCT